AACAACACAGCAGTTGGGTATCAGGCTGCAACTGCCAATACCACAGGTACTCGTAATACTGCCATTGGTTTTTCTGCTGGGAAGGCACTGACCACACAAGACTTCAACGTCTTTGTTGGCTCATACTCTGGGGATGGCGCTACTGGCACACAAAACGTAGCTGTTGGTGATGTTACGTTAAGAAATGCCTCTGGCGGTCAAAACACAGCCATTGGCGCTGAGGCACTTACCTCCATCACCACCGCATCCCGAAACACGGCTGTCGGGTTTCAGTCTATGTATGCCAATACTACAGGAACTGAAAACGTGGCTATGGGTGCGTATTCTTTGGACGCCAATACAACTGGCACTGCCCTTACGGCTATAGGTGATGCTGCAATGTCGGCAAACACTACCGCAAATAATAACACAGCAATTGGCTCCGAAAGTTTAAAAGTTAATACGACAGGGGCATCTAACACGGCAATCGGAAAGCAGTCACTGTGGTCTAACACCACCGCACCCGAAAACGTAGCTATTGGTTATCAGGCGGCACTCGACAATACTACAGGGCGTGAGCTTGTAGCCGTTGGCGAAAGAGCATTAACCAATAACACTACTGCAAGCTATAACACAGCAGTCGGCAGAGCCAGTTTGTTGACCAATTCAACTGGTGCTAACAATACTGCTTTGGGGTGGAAATCACTCTACTCAAACACCACCTCAGGTAACAATGTAGCGGTTGGGTATCAAGCCTTATACTCCAACACCACCGCGAGCAACAACACAGCGGTTGGTTATCAGTCAGGATATAACAGCACAGGCTCTTACAACAGTTACATTGGTTTTGGTTCTGGTGTATTGATGACCACAGGCTCTAAAAACACCATCCTTGGCGCATACAACGGCAGCGAAGGCGGCTTGGACATCCGCACATCCAGCAACCGCATCGTGCTGTCAGATGGCGATGGTAATCCTAGAGTTCATATTAATGCCAGTGGTGGTGCAAATTTTGGCAGCGGTGTTATCACTGCTGCTTCAGGTGATGGTGATGTTGTTGTTAGTCAAGGTGTAGTTGTTGGAACATACAATGGTGACAATAGAATCGCAGCATCTTCTTTAGGTGGAGGTTCAGCGACTTTATATATTGGTAATGCCGCTATTCAAGTTTCATCAGACCAAAGAATCAAAACAAACATAGCTGATACTACTATGTCAGCAGTTGATAAAATCAATGAAGTAAGAGTTGTTGATTTTGAATGGAATGATCCATCTGACACTTCATACAATAATCGCAACGCCAGAGGTCAATGGACAGGCGTTCTTGCTCAAGAGCTAATTTCTGTATTCCCATTCGCAGTCAATGCACCAAGAAACGAAGATGATTTAAGTATTGACCAAGAAAGTGATAAAAAATGGCAAGTCGATATGGCTCATTTAGTGCCTGTTTTGATGAAAGCCATCCAAGAACAGCAAGCGACTATTACGGCTCTCGAAACACGTATCGCAACCCTAGAAGGATAAGACTATGGAACTAACAGCAGAAGAAATCGCACAGAACTATACAGCAATGGGTCACTCCGTTGAGCTGTTGAACGCTGGCAAACCAGAAGACATGGAAGATGCTGACTGGACAGATACAGTTGCTCGTAATGTTGAGCATCTGGAACTAATGGTAGCTAAAGACTACTGGGGGTCAGAAGACATGACCGCCGCTAACGCTGCAATCGCAGCTAACTCTTAACCCAAACCTAAAGGAGACTTATGATGGGAAAAAATGAAAAGACCCCAATCACAGTCAACGATAAAGAATATCTAATCGACGACATGACTGATAAGCAAAAGGCTTTGCTTAACCATGTGAATGATCTTGGGCGCAAAATGGACAACGCTCAGTTTAATTTAGATCAGCTTGCAGTGGGCCGTCAGAAATTCGTTGAGCTATTGGCTGACGCTCTGGAAAATCCAGAAGAAGTCGAAGAAGCTGAAGTCGTAAACTAGCCCAAACACAGAGCAAGGGGCAGTTTACGCTGCCCTTTTGCTTATTGGGTATAATGTGTTATGTTGGCCTAACGCGACAACCTATAACGAGGCAGCGATGGCCCTGATTGACCTTAACATACCCGCTGGCGTTTATCGCAATGGCACAGACTTGCAAAGCACTGGTCGCTGGCGTGACGCAAACCTTGTGCGTTGGCACGAAGGAGTGATGCGCCCAATAGGTGGATGGCGCACCCGGTCTGACACCGCTGGCGCTGCTAAAATGCGTGGTATGCTAACATGGTCGGATAATAGCAGCGACCGATGGATTGCTACAGGATCATACAATAAACTGTACATATGGAATGCAGCAGGCACTCAGTCTGACATTACTCCAGTTGGCCTAACATCTGGCCGAGAAGACGCCATAGCATTTACTGGCTATGGCGGCGGCACTTACGGTTCTTATGCTTATGGTGTTGCAAGGCCAGACACGGCACGCATCCAACCAGCTACAAGTTGGGACTTGGAGCCTTGGGGGGAATACCTTCTTGCCTGCAACGAAGATGACGGCAAGATTTATCAGTGGACACTCAGCACTGGCACGGTCGCCGCTGTGTTAAGTAACGCGCCAACGTCAAACAACGGCATTGTTGTAACAGAAGAGCGCTTCTTGTTTGCGTTAGGCGCAGGCGGCAACCCACGCAAGGTGCAGTGGTCGGATCGGGAAGACAATAATACATGGACCCCAGCCGTGACTAACGAGGCTGGTGATCTTGAGCTAAATACGTCTGGCGCTCTGATGAAAGGCGTCAACGTCCAAGGTCGCACATTGTTGCTCACGACAAGAGACGCGCACGTCGCAAACTACATTGGCCCTCCTTACGTTTATGGTATTGAGCGCGTCGGCACGTCATGCGGCATTGCATCAAAACAAGCCATAGCAGTCGTCGATCAGGGTGCATTCTGGATGGGCGTTAATTCGTTTTACGCGTACCAGGGCAGCGGAGTAAAAGAGTTGCCGTGCGAGGTTTCTGACTATGTTTTCAATGACTTAAACAAAGCGCAGATTAGCAAAGCATTTGCAATGTCTAACAGCATGTTTGGTGAAATCATTTGGTTCTACCCGTCCAGCGCGTCAACTGAAAACGACCGCTACGCCAGCTTTAATTATGTTGAAGGCACATGGCAGATCGGAGAGTTGGACAGGACTGCCGGATATGATCGGGGTGCATTCCGCCAGCCGATGATGATATCTGCGTCTGATCGTAAGCTGTACGAACATGAAATCGGATTTGAGTATGGATCACTTACGCCATTTGCTGAAAGTGGGCCGTTTAGATTTGGTTCTGGAGATCAGGTCATGAGCGTCACAGAGATGCTGCCTGACGAAAAGTCTCAGGGAGATGTTAGCGCCACGTTCAAAACACGGTTCTATCCGAATGGCACTGAGCGCTCGTACGGTCCATACTCTATGAGCAATCCAACGTCCTTACGGTTTACAGGTCGGCAAGTTCGTATGCGTATTGAAGGCGCAAGAATGTCAGATTGGCGTGTAGGAATTAACCGCGTTGACGTTGTAAACGGCGGTCGCAGATGACACAGCAGGGCCGTCCACCAGAGCCACGCGGAGAAGATTGGCAGACATGGGGGCGTCGGCTGATGTCATACCTGTCGCAAAATCGCTCCACGCTGGTTCAGCAGACGGGCGGCGAAAACGCGGCAGATGACGGCACGATCATGTGGGACCGTCAAAACCTTTACCCAGTTGTTAGCAAAAATGGCGAGTGGCGGCAGATCGTTCTTGAGGATGGACACGCTGACTTTATTTTAACCTCAGACGTCACCCCTGCCGCTGCAAGCACCGCATACAAATTAACATATGATGCACCTTCTGGTAACGACGGTATCACGCAAGGATCGCCAACGTCTCGCATTGTATTTGAGGAAGCGGGGCAGTACGTCGTGTCGTTCTCTGCTCAGATATCATCCACGTCAGCAAGCACAGTGCATTTTTACTTCTGGCCCAGCGTCAACGGCACGAACGTGGCAGACAGTGCAATGACGACTGCGCTGCACCAAAACAACGCTACCCTAGTGACTTCACGCACGCAAATATTTACTCTTGCGGCAAATGATTATTTGGAAGTTAATTACATGATCGACAACACAAGCGGGTTTCTGAACTACACTGCCGCATCCTCGCCAGTACCAGCCATACCCGCTTCAACTTTAGCAATTACGAGACTTCATGGATAAAGAGATTAAAAGATGTCGTAAATGGATAGAGGCCGCGCTGGAATACTCAGGCGGCACTCACACGTTTAGCGATGTTGTGAACGGCCTCAACAAAGGCGTGCTACAACTGTGGCCGACGCCGAGGGGGTGCATAGTTACTGAAATTGTGGTATATCCGAAAAAGAAAGTTTTAAATGTCTTTTTGGGTGGCGGCGAGTTGGATCAGATTTTAGACATGCACAAAGATGTAATGGATTGGGCGAAGGTGCAGGGCTGTACCGCGCTATCAATGTCAGGTAGGTCTGGCTGGAAGAAACCACTAAAAGAACACGGCTGGAAAACTCAGCATGTTTCTTATGTTAAGGAGTTCGCATAATGTCAGGCGGCAAGGGCGGGTCATCGACCCAAACAGTTGAGATACCAGAATACATTGAAGAAGCTGCACAGCGCAATTTAAATAAAGCTGAACGCATTTCCCAGATTGGTTATGTGCCATATTACGGGCCAGACGTTGCTGCGTTCACTCCAATGCAACAGGCTGGTTTCCAAAACACCGCCGACGTTGCTGGTGCATTCGGAATGGCAACCCCAGTGTCGCAACGGGATATCATGGGCGGCATGGGCGCACCGACGCAATACGCAAACGGCGTAATGGGCTATTCGTCTCAGCCGCTATACCAACAGTCATTAGATCAATTTGCTGCTGCAAGGCCGTCGCAGAAAGCCTACATAGATAGTTTCTTTATAGATCCTTCTAGTGGTCGGTATGCGTACCAACCTTTTGACTACACACAAACAGAAACGCTTGCATCAGCAGCGAGAAGAGTTGCTGCTGAAGAAGCCGCCGAGCGTGAAGCCGTAAGAGCGGCTGAAGAAGAGGCGTTTCGTTTAGCAAACATGGGTCCAGCCCCAGGCGACCCTGGCATGTCGGGCAACCCTCAGTTTGATCCAGATATGCCAGGCGGGTATAACACAGAAGGTTCTTTTGATCTTGGCGGAATTTTGAACGCTATGCCTGCTGCTAGGGCTGTTGACGTTTTGAAAGGAAAGTCCTTTATCCCGAAAGACACGCCTAAATCAAAAGTAAGAACTAATAGTAATATACCAACTGAATTAGGTAGGGATTTTATTGGCATGGCTAACCCAGGCTTCTCACCAGGGGTAGGCTCTGGTGGCTTCGCAGGCAGTGTAGGCGGCAGCTATGGCTCCGACCCTAGCGCGGCTGACTCTGGCGAGGGAACTTACGGCGGCGACTTTGGAGGCCCAGGTAGCTTCGGCGGCGAAGGCGGCGGGTGGGCCAACTAGAATGCAAAACTTCAAGCCAATGGCTATTATAAAAAACAAGAAGGAAGTGTGATATGTCTATTATGCCGTCCCTTATCTCATTAGGCGGTCCACAAGGTAGCTTTACTCCTCGGACAATTGCAAACCAACCCCCTCCCCTTTCTGCGCCAGGCGGTCCACAGGGCAGTTTCACCTCACCTATGGTTGGTGGGAAAGGCGGCTTGCCTAGACCGCAAACAGCAGTACCAGCCCCAACGCAAGGCCGCTACGCACCTTTATCGCCCTCTGGAAACTTCAACGTAAACCGCGCAAGCGCCGCTGCATTGCAGCAAGCTATGCAAGGCACGCAAATGGGTATGGGCTTCCAAGCCCCGCCAGTTTCAGCAATTGGGTACAACCCCGCACAACAGCGCTCGGTCGGCGTGCAGCAAGGATTTGGATACGGTCCAGCCCAGCAACGAGCGCAGCAGTTGGCATCAACAAACATTGCACAATATGAAAGCCCGTATCAGCAAGCGGTGATCGACCGCACGCTTTCAGATTTAGCTGGCGCACAAGAGAAGCAGCTAAACGTCATGGGCGCGCAAGCAGAAGCAGCCAACGCATTCGGCGGATCTCGCCAAGCATTAGAAGCCGCTGAGACGCGAAAAGGCTTCGCCAAACAAGCGGCTGACACTGTTGCAAACTTGCGACAGTCTGGCTTTCAACAAGCACAACAAGCTGCACAGTTTGATGTCGGCCAACGCGCTGCCGTCGAAGCAGCCAACGCCGCTGCACGCACAGCAGCCGCTCAGTATGGGGCTAGTTCTGCTCAAGCTGCACAAGCAGCTAACCTTGCTAGGTTGCAGCAGATGGAAGCCTCTAACGTCGGCGCACGTACAGCCGCCGCTCAGTATGGCGCAACAGCAGCGCAGCAGGCGCAGCAACAAAACTTTGCGAACCAACTTGCGGCAAACCAAGCACGTCAAGCCGCTGCGCAACAAATGGGTTCGTTGGGGCAGCAGGCATTTAGCACTGGTCAATCAATCCAGCAGCAGCAAATGCAGCAAGGCTTGCTACAGCAAGGTTTACAGCAGGCTCTTATCGACGCTGCTCGCGGTCAGTTCGCAGGATATGCAGGCGCGCCAAGTGCCGCACTTCAAGCGCCACTGGCAGCGTTGGGAGTTTCCCCAGTTCCAGAGACACGCACAACGACCAAGAAGCCTGGCTTGTTTGACTATCTGTCGCTCGGCGCAACTGCTTACGCATCAGACGAACGCCTCAAGACCAACATCAAGTCGCTCGGCAAAGAGGCAGGCATCAACGTCTACTCATGGGATTGGAACGACGAAGGTAAGCGGGTCGCAGATCCAGCGCAGCCGACAGTCGGCGTTATGGCTCAAGAGCTTCAAGCGACGCATCCGCACTTGGTTACACGGGCTAATGATGGATACCTCCGCGTTAATTACGCTGGGTTAGTTTCGGAGTTAGGGGCAGCCTGATGACACTCAAGGAGCGCTTAGGTTTATCAGACCGAGATATACTAGCCAAGACCATACAGGCCGAGGCTGGCAACCAAGGTGCGCAAGGTATGCTTGCCGTTGGGTCTGTTATAATGAACAGAGCTAAAGCGTCAGGATACGGCGGCAGCATTCAAGACGTTATCTTGAAGCCTGGTCAGTTTTCCCCATGGAATAGCGAAACAAACTATGCGGGTGGCGCGCAAGGTCAGGACATGATGAACCTGGTTGCAGGCCCTCAAGCGTATGCAGCTGCCGACGCGGTTCTATCTGGAAAGGCTCCAGACCCGACAAGCGGCGCAACCCACTTCTACAACCCAGACATATCAAATCCATCTTGGGGTGCGGAAAAACAGGGTGGTGATTGGACCCGTATTAATTCGCACTTATTCGGAAAAGCTGACGCCGGTCGCAGCAGCAACCAACGCTTAGCTGACGACGCAATGCGCGCGATTGGTAAGCAGCCAATAGGACTTGCGGATGCAAATATTACAGGACTTGCGGATGCAAATATTAAGGAGAATAGCCAAATGATGCAGCAACGAAGACCGCGTGGCCTACTCGAAAACTTTGGCATTCAGAAGATGCAAGAAGGCGCTGAAGGCGAAACTGGTCAGCGCTTCTACAATCGTGACACCTTCAAGGATAAGCTGGCAGACTTGGCTGTCGGTTTCGGCAAGATGGGCATAATGGGTCTGGATGAGCCAGCGGCGGCTGTAGCTAACAGACGGGCTGCAAGGCGAGATAAGAATAAGACAGTTGAATACCTAATGGCTAATGGTCGTGAGGATTTGGCTGGGGCTGTCCGGGCTGGCACGCTTACGCCTCGTGACGCTGCTGGGATTATGTTTGCGCAGCCTAAAGGTCAATACAAGCAAGTCAGCGGATCTGAACTTGGGTATGAAGGGAAAGATGCAAACAGACTATTTAATGTTAGTCCTGACGGGAAAATTACTAGCATTGGCGGTACAGGCCCAGTGACAAACGTTTACGGTGAGCAAAAAATGCCTCCCGGCTTAGAAGCAATGGACAAAGAATTTGGCAAAAAGGCTGCTGAACTTAGCATGTCTGGCTTGGCAGATGCTAGAGCGCAATCTGCCGCAATCAATACGGTTCTTAAAAAACTAGAGTCAGGAGAAAAACTCACAGGGGCATTTATCGGCGCTCAGCCTGATTATTTAAGAGCCATTTTGAATCCAGAAGCTCAAGACGCAATAGATAGAGTTGGAAGTGTTGTACAGAGAAGCCTGAGAGAAGTTCTTGGCGGCCAATTTGCTCAAAAAGAAGGTGAGCAACTTGTAAGGCGCGCCTATAACCCATCTCTTAAGCCTGAGCAAAACGCTGCTCGACTTCGTGCTTTGTTCTCGGTACTAGACCAAACTGCGAAGAATAAAATGGAAATGGTGGAATACTTCCGAAAGGATTACACACTCAGAGGTTATGAGGGCAATTTGAAAGACCCTACTGTAGAAGACCTAGAGGCTGCGATAGATGCGGCGGTTCCCTCAGCTCCCCCAACCACCGAGAGACTTAAATACAACCCCAATACAGGGGAGTTTGAAAAATGATTGAAGTAGAACTTGCTGATGGCCGTATTTTGGAGTTTCCAGAAGGCACAAGCCAAGATGAAATGCGTGGAGCTATAAATAAATTTATGGGGCAACCAAAGGGGGTTGAGGCCGAAGGTGGTTTCCGTCTTGGCGGTTTTCGCGAGAATATACTCGGTGGGCAAGGTGCAGTTGACACACCAGGTGAGATTATTGGAGATATTATTGGAAGCACAGGCGCAGGGGCGCTGCGCGGCGTGAAAGGCTTACTAGAAACACCTGAGATGCTTGGGAGAGCTGCACTTCGCGGATACCAGACATTGACTGGCTCTGAGGAGAGAACTCCTGTGTTCGACACCGCCACAGGTCGTGTGTTAGGGGCTGGGTACGAGGGTCTAGCCAGTTCAGTTGGCGCTGATCCAGAAGGCATTAGCAGGCGCGGAGAAACAACCGCCGCCGAGTACGCGGGGACAGTCGGGGAGTTTCTGCCTGCTGCTATCGGTGGTGGCGCTGGGGCGCTAAAAACTGCGGTCACTGCGGGTTTGGGTAGCGAAGCGCTAGGTCAAGCGACAGAAGATACTGTTCTGGAAACCCCCGCGAGAATTATCGGCGCTTTTGCGGCTCCCGCAGCGCTTACGGGCGTAAAAAATAAGACGGTTAGAGCTATGGAAAAACGGGCCGTCGAAGCGCCTAGTTTGGATACAGCGCGGGCGAACAAGAACGCGAAGTATGCAGCGGCAAAAGCGGCTGGCGCGGAAGTGCAAGTTGATATGGGTGGGCTATACCGTAGCGTCCTTAACGACATGAAGAATGCCCCGGAAGAATTGTTTTCCAACTACACTCCTGGAGTTGACACGCACATTGATAATGCGCTGAAAATCCTTTCGTCAAGAAAGAAAAAGACGTTCAACATCAACCAGTTGGATCGCATTCGTTCATCCCTCAAGGAGATATACTACAAAGGTAAGGGCGGTGGGCAAAGCAAACACGACGAACGTGTTGGATTTATTGTTGATAAGATTGACGAGGCTATAGACGCAGCCCCAGCAGGCATAAGTGGAACGGAGGCAGGCGCTTTGTTTAACCAAGCTCGTTCCGCCAACAGGCAGTACAAAAAGATGGAAATGTTTGAAGACCTTATGCGCAAGGCTGAATTTGAAACTGCATCCTCGGGATCAGGCGGTAACATCGTTAATAAATATCGACAAGCCATTAAGTCAATTCTTACGCAACCCAAGAAGAAGGCGCAGTTTGACCCGCAAGAGCTGGAAGTTATGGAAGCTATGGTGCGCGGTAGCCTGCCAGAGAACGTACTCCGTCAAGTAGGTAAGTTATCACCGACAGGTGGGG